GGTTATAGACTTAACAGGGTTAACAATATACCTTATGGTAAAAGAAAAGGCACTATTCAAAAAGGATGGGCAGACCTACAGGGTTACACTACAGATGGTAAATATTTGGCAGTTGAAATTAAAAAACTTGGTGACAGATTAAGCATTGACCAAAAAGAAAGATTTAATGATATACATAAATGTGGGGGGATTGTGTATATTTGTACTGAAAAGGATAACAAGCCTATTCTTATAGAATGGTCAAAACTGAAATTATAGCTAAGCTATGGGATAATAAAGAAGTGAATGAAGCATTTTCCAAGATGCATCCTGTAGAACTGCAATATGATTTGAAGGCAGAAGTTTTTTTAGTTCTTTGTGAAATGGATGATGACAAGTTGATAGGAATGTATAACAGAAATGAAATAAGATTTTTTTTAGTTAGGGTTATGCTTAACATGATTAAATCAGACAGAAGTACATTTTGGAAACAATATAGAAACTATACTGAATATGATGGTAAAGAACAGGTAGAAGTAGTACAGGCAAACATTATAGACAAAATGGAATCAAGCATTGAAAAACTACATTGGTATCAAAAAGAAATATTAAGACTATATGCATTAGACTTTAACAAGAATGCAAAAGAATTAAGCAGACAAACAGGAATACCATACATGTCAATAATAAGAACTTTAAAACAAACTAAAACAGAACTAAAGAAAAACATTAGAACATGATTCAAATAATCTTAACTGCAATATGTGCATCACTATTTTTTAATACTATCCACAAGCTACACATTAAATGGGGAATCAATTTCAAGCCTTTCAGTTGTACAAGTTGCTTGGCTGCATGGATTGCAGCAGTATTGTGTTTCACACCTGAATTAGTGTTAAATTTAGCTTCTGCACTATTTATTAGTGGATTACTAACACCATTAGTGGAAAAGATAATGGAAAAATTATATTAAAATGAAACAAGAACACAAAGACTTTTTAGTTGAAAACATAAACAATTGGCATACTGCACAGAATGGCTATGTCAGAAACTTAGATATGGCATTGCTTAAAATGTATGAGCATATTTACAGAACACACTTAGATGCTAATTTTGTACTTACCCATTGGTGTGGTGGTTGTAAGATGGAAATGATTACAAGGTTATATAAGTACTATGAAAGTTTACCAATAGAAAACTTCCCTGAAGAAATAGGAGTTATCAATGGTAGTGAACCTAAAATTGAATACAAACATTTGGTTGAATTAACTAATGATAATTTTGAAGAAGATTCAGTAATAACTTTTATAACAGAAGAACCTAAGAAAAAAGGTCGTAAACCAAAAAAGAATGGCTAATTATATACACCCAACTGCTATCATTTATAAAGGTGTAACATTAGGTGATAACAATTATATTGGTGCTTATTGCATTATAGGTGCACCTGCTGAACATAAAAAATATTGGGGTGATTCTAATTTGGGTGGTGGTGAAGTAATTATAGGTAATAACAATATTATTACAGGAATGGCTACTATTGATGCAGGTACAGAACAGGTAACTTATATTGGTAATAATTGTTTTATCATGAAACATGCACATATAGGTCATGATTGTACAATAAATAATAATGTTACTATTAGTTGTGGTGCTAAAATTGGTGGGCATTCTATAATAGGTGAACATTCAAACATAGGATTAAATGCAGTACTACATCAATTTAGCAAAATTCATGTAGGTTGTATGATAGGTGCAAGTGCATTCTTTAAAGGTGAATCAGAACCATTTACTAAATATGCAGGTGTACCTGCAAGAAAATTAGGTAGCAATGAATATAGCCGTAATCTTATTAACCCTAAATAGAAGTGACTATTCTATTCAAGTGATTAACCAAAACTTTAAAAATAGTGGTTACAATGCTGACTGCTTTTTAATTGACAATGGTAGTACTGATAAAGAATTTCTAAATGTAGCTAATGCATATAAGTGGCATTTTGCTACATGGTCACAATCAAAAAGGGGAATAGCTGCAGGTGTGAACTTTGGGTTAACACTTACAAAAGATTATGATGCAGTTGTAATAATGGCAAATGATATTCTTATGCCTGAAAATTGGTTATTATCTATGGTCAATCATTCAATCAATATACCAAGTACAGGAATTATTGGCATACATTGTGTAGAAGAATTACCCCCATTAGTTGATGGCATCCATAAGACACATACACCATTTGGTAACAATCTTATTACAAGAAGTTTAATAGATACTATAGGTGGGTACAATACAGAATATGACCCTTATGGAATGCAAGATAGGGATTATGCAGAAAGGGCTACATTGGCAGGGTACACTAATTACTATCTGCCAAATATGAAAAGTGTACACATAGGGCATGATGTTGGTGAAAATTCTGAATACAGGATAATGAAAGACAATAGTTTAAACATAGCACAATTGGTATGGGATAGATACCAACCAATATATCACCAACAAAAGAATCTTTATATACCTTATGCGAATATTAGCAATAACAAGTAAATTTAGTGGGGTTGGCTATCATAGGATTATGATGCCATTGGTGAATATGCAGAAAGATTATTGCATGATTACAGATACTTTAAGTGAAGAAATCATAGATAATAATTATGACATCTTAGTAATGAATAGGATGCTGACAGGTGTAACCCCTGAAGAATTACAAGAATGGCAAAAGAAATATGGATTTAAGATTGTAGTTGACAATGATGACTATTGGGAATTACCCCCATCACACCCATTAGCATATGCCTATCAAATTAATCAAGTACCTGCACAGATTAAATCATTTATACAAATTGCTGACCTATGCACCTGTACACATGAAAGGTTGGCTGAAGAAATATCTGCATTGAATAAGGTAGTAGAAGTACTACCTAATGCATTACCATATGGTGAAGAACAATTTATGGATAATAAGATTGAAAGTGATTTAGTCAGATTGTTTTGGTCAGGTTCAGGTACACATGAAAAGGATATTAACATTCTTAGGAATCCAATGAAGAAAATTAATTTCCCTGTTAAGACAATTGTTGCAGGTTACAATGATGGTGAAAAATTAATATGGGGTCGCATTATTGATTCATTTACTAAAGGGCTTAAACTGAATCCTACCATCTATAACTACAATGAAGTGACAAAGTACATGGCAGCATATACTGATTCAGACATTAGTGTTATACCATTGGTTGACAATAAGTTTAATGCCATGAAGTCAAACCTAAAGATATTAGAAACTGCTACCAAGAAGAACCCTGCCATTGTATCACATGTCAACCCATACCTGAATATGCCTGTTCAGTATGTAAAGAAGCAAACAGATTGGTATAAACATATGCATCAATTAGTTATGGATAAAGAATTAAGGGTAGGACTTGGACAGGAATTATATGACTACTGCCATAAGCATTATAACTTTCACCAAATAAATAAGCAAAGGTTTGCTATTTATAATAAACTGATAAGCCAATAATGGAATTCTGCATACAATTTAATAACTTTAGAATCAGCTTATTTGTAATGCCTGATTTCTTATTGATAGGCATAGGCTTAGGATATACCATTGATGAAAACAAGAACATTCACAAAAGTTTAAATATAGGTGCAGCATTCATTTGTTTAGCATTTACCATAATAGATGAAGAACCATACAAAAATTTATATTAAACATTTTGGGTATGGCTTAGAAGATTTTATACCCTGTGAAGTATGTGGGCAAAGGGCAGTTGATATACACCACATTGATTGCAGGGGTATGGGGGGAAATAAGAAGGTTGACACAATAGAAAACCTGATGGCACTATGTAGGTACTGCCATGTGGTAATGGGGGATACTAAGACACATATGGAATATTTAAAACATAAACATAATATAGCATTAAATGGCAAAGGTTAAATCAGATAGCAGAAAGGTAAATTTTGGCAAAAGAAAAGAAGGACATGCTAAGAAATCATTTAATAAACATTCACCAAGACCCAAAAAGTATAGGGGTCAGGGCAGATAAAGTACTTCCCTATAGTCTCAGTATTATAGGTCTGCTTCTTATGGAAGCAAAAAGGTTTGACCATTTAAAGCTATTTGATATAATCAGTAGTGTCCTTAAAAATGGTATCTTTTAATATATAACAAAGGAAAAACAATGGAAGGTCTAATAAAACAAAAACATGGTGGTGCTCTTAAACCATTAAAGAAAGGGCAGACTGCTAATCCAAATGGCAGACCAAGAAAGTATATCTGCTTACTTAAAGAACAGGGGTACAAACTATCTGAAATCAATGATACAATACAGGCAATGATGTCTATGGATGAAAAGGAATTAAGGGCAGTATTAGCTAATGATGATGCAACCATTATGGAAAAGACTATTGCAAAGGCAATGATGAAGTCATACAAGAATGGTAGCCTATATTCAATGGACACATTATTGACAAGGGTTTTTGGTAAGCCTAAAGAACAGATGGACATGAAAACAGATAGT